CCGGCAAGGCTAGAGCAACCATCGAGTTATGCTCAATCGCTACCATCGACGATAATGAGTACGCGCCCGCGCGCGGCTATCTCTTGTCTATTTGACAATTATCTGTTTGAGTGTTATATCGTGAGTGAGTATGTGGCCAGAAGAAATGAGATTGAAGTGGGAAAGGGTCCATTATGCTCAATTACTCGGGTCTTGCGAGTCGATAGGCTATCATCGCTTTGGCGCGATACATTTGTTGCCACAAGATGAGACAATTCAGTATCGCTCATGTAAACGATGCGGACTAAGGGATTACACTAGAATTCAGATAATTAACGGTAAATTAGTGGAATCATCACTTAAACCTAGCACTCTCTCCGACGATAACAAGAGTACGGATAAATCAACATGAATCGTGTTTCACTTATCTGTACTAGCACTAAAAAGCCTGATAACGAATGTAGTGATTTAACATGAAATATAATCTAACTTATCAGGAATTATCGTCGGAGAGTGGATTGAGAGTTAGCACTCGATGAATGGCGAATCAGAAAAAGTCAATCGTAAACCGGCTGATGATTATTATTATCCATCCTTCCCCTCAGAAAATTTTTCTCTAGGAGAATCTTATGACTAAGAATGGTCAAGTTTTAATTCCGACAAGTGATTTAGCAAGTTACTTACGGAAAGTTGTAGATTTGACTTCCAGTGTTGACGAGGCAAATTATCAAATTTCCAAATTAGCAGAAGAACTAGACAGGAGACTAGAGAATCTCAAAGAGGAGATTTATGAATTAAATAGTCGCGAAAAGACAATTGTGAATGAAATTAATTTAACGATATCGGAGAAGATGGAAGAAATAATCGAGAATAAATTTGATGAAAAATTCATGGCAGCTATCAATCGAAGGATGCAGGCGTATTTAGATAATCATTTGGATACATTCGATGCGCATCGCGACAAAATAGCATCGATTCTCACTAGATTATCGAGGATGGACGATTTGCTTTGTCATCGTATAGCGCAACTGGAAGTTGAGGTTAGTCGTGGTGGCAAAGAGCCGTAGATAGTTATTTAACACTTTACTGACGTAGACGAAGAGAAGCCTTAGCGGAGGCCGCTACCTCCATTTGGGCTTCTCTTTTTTTATGAACTGTGTGATATGTGGTATCAAGGATCACCCGGCGCACGACCATTTTTATGGTGGATGGTTTAACGTGCGTGGCGATAACAAGAGCGCTGAAGAATTGGTGAAGGATGACATGACGGTGGGTCATGAGTCGTGGGATGAGCAGGAGAATATAGGGCAGCAGATATGGGCGATGGAGTTAGGGTATGCGTAAGATAAGTCTTTGTTATAACGCCGTGGATCCGGAGGCGGAGGAGTTGGTGCGGGAAGTTTTGATGTCGGGGCAATATTCGCCGGGATCGAAGGTGCGGGAGTTTGAGGAGAAGTTATCGGCAGTGCATGGGGCAAAGCATTGTGTATTTGTGAACAGCGGGACGGATGCGTTGCGGTTAAGTCTGTTGGCGTTAAAGAAGAAATACGGCTGGAGTGATGGCGATGGCGTAGCGGTGACGACGCAGACGTTTGTGGCAACGGTAAATGTGATTTTGCAGGCGGGATTAAAGCCATATTTCTATGATGCTGGAAATCCCTGGAATTTAGAGCATCGAATGAGGACGTCATCTGAGCCAGTAAACATCAAAGCAATCATGCCGGTGCATTTAATGGGACGCCCGTGCGATGACTACACGTTTGAGTTGGCCAGCAAGAATGGCTGGAAGGTTCTGGAGGACAGCTGCGAGACGATTTTGAATAAGCCGCGCGGCGATGTGTCTTGTCATTCGACGTATATGGCGCATCATTTAGTGACGGGCGTTGGCGGGTTTGCGTTGACGAATAATGCCGACTTGATGTGGAGGATTCGAGGACTGGCGAATCATGGTCGGCATACGAACTATATTCCTGGATTTCCTCCGGCGGATCCGGAACATCGAAAACCGGAGAATCGGATCGGGTATCGTTTTCAGTTTACCGATATTGGGTATTCGTGCCGGGGAACGGAGTTTGAGGCGGCACTCGGATTAAGTCAGATCGATCATTTGAAACAGAACGTTCGCAAGCGCCGCGCGGTCGCCCAATCGCTTTGGGAAATCATTCATCCGCTGAACGTTTTCCTGGCCGATGAACCGGCCCAGCATCCCGGACATACGTTCTTTGCTTTTCCGTTGATTGCGAGGGAAGATTTCGTATTCGATAAATATTCATTCTGCCTGCATCTGGAGAATGCCGGGATTGAAACGCGGGAATTGATGCCGATCACCAATCAGCGTTGCTATCGGGATTTGTTTAAGAATCAGTCATTTGCTGTTTCCGAGCATTGGAATAAAAACGGGTTTTATATTCCCTGTCATCCGGGAATGACGGAGGATGATATTGGTCAAATTGAAAGAGCGTTTCGGTCCGGATTGTCCAGTCTGCATGTATCCGATGCGGGGACGACCCTGGCGGCCTGATGTTTATTGTCTTTTCATGGACAATATTGACGAGGATTGGTCTGAAGAATTCTGGCCGATGTGGGAACAAATGCGGATGGATCACTTGACAGAAACAAAATAAAGCGTTAAATATGGTGCGGCACACGTCTCTTGGGGGAGCGTCGATTTTCCGATTTGTTCCCCCAAGAACAATCGGCGCGAGGTTTCGAGTCTTCGCTTTTCCTCGCGGCCGTTTTGAAAGAGAACCTATGCAAGGCCGTCAATGATGCCGCCCGAAAAGTCACCCTTCGCGGAAAGCAAGTCATTGTTCCACTCAAATTTGATGAAGATGGAAACCCCACCGCTGTTGACACGATTATTTTTAAAAGACTTACTCTCAGAGATTTACGATTCCTTGGTGCATGGAGATCCGCTAACTGGGATGTATCAAAAGCAATTTCAGAAAGCGGCCTTTCTAGCGGGGAAGCGGAACGCCTTGTTAAGAAGTTGTCCTGTTTCCGCGAGGAAGACGCCCGCGTTAAAGCTCTCTGCGAGATCCCGACGCCGGACTGGATCGCCGCCAAGCACGTCCAGAACGTCTACGAAGGCGGCACGCTCCAAGACTCCGAACACAAAAGCCTAGCCGAACTCGCCAAGATCGAAGGGGCCTATAAGCAGCAGGCCGTCAATACCCAGATCAACGTCTTTAACCTTCCGGAACTACCTCCCGAACAGGCCGCCAAAGTCAAAGAAGTTTTCGACACGATAGCCTTGGAGCAATCCGATGTCGCCGCATGATCTCAAGTTCTGGCGCGGATGCCGTGAATCGCTTGCCTTTTTCACCAAAGAAGGGCTCGGTCTTAAATGGCCGTCGCATTATTCGGAATGGGAAGAGAAAGTCCGGACGAATAAGCGCGGTCTCTTTGAGGCGCCACGCGGTTCCTGGAAGACTTTCTTTTTTAGTTTGGCGTACCCTTTGTGGCGCATTTTACGAGGAAAGACGGAGGTACTCTTGACGAGCGACTCCGAAGGTCAAGCGCAGAAAAATTTGCGTCTCATGCGTCAAACCATCGAGACGCGGGAGCCGTTAGCCCCGATGCGTCCCTCTACGAAGGAACTCTGGGGCACGGACCAGATTTCTTTCCCGAATGGTTCGCTCGTGACCATCATGGGATTCGGCACGAGTAAACGCGGTACGCATCCCGATATCATCATCAACGATGACATTGAAGGGGAAAATAATCGGATGTCGCGGGAGGACAAGGACCGCATGTATTTCGGCGTGATCGCCGGAATGTGTCTGCCGAATACCGAGATGTATACGGTCGGCACTCCCATGGAGTTTGGGGATATTTTGGAACAGGTGTCGAAGAACGAAGCCTATGCGACTTGGCGGCGTCCGGCCGAGAAAGATGGCGTGAATTTATACCGTGACATATGGACGGACGCATGGCTCAATTTTCGCCGCAAGGAAATGGGGAGCTTAAACTATGCGCGTGAAATGCTTTTGCAGAGAGTCGATCCGGCGACGCAGCCGTTCAAGAGCCAATATGAAACCCTTTACCAGGAAGCCCCCGCCCGATTCCAATTCATCGTCACGGTATGCGATCCCGCCTATTCCGAGAACCAGGGCGATTACTCGGCCATCGTGACTGTTGGATTTACGGGAGGCAATCATGCCTACGTTTTGGAATCGAAAGCCATCCGCCGGGAAGATCCGGGAGCCGTCGTGTCGGAACTCGTGCGAACTATACGAGTCTGGAGTCCGACTGTGGTCGGAATTGAAAAGCGCAAGGGAGATGCTATCTCATACAGCTTTCGTGAAGCGCGGACTCGGCTTAACCTTTGGGACTTCAAGTATGTGGAGTTGCAATCTCATGGAGTCTCGAAGGAAAAAAGGATCAATATGGTCGGCGGCTTGGTCAGCCGCTGGGAAGCTCGAACGGTCCATCTTCATCCAGAAATGAAGCAGATGCGGGAACAGTTATACGCCTACCGTTTCGATGACAGCCAAAAAGAGCATGACGATCTTGTGGACGCATTGGCGTATTGTTTCCATCCCGATATCGTCAAGCCCAACTACGGATCGGCATCGGTTCCCAAGGACATGGAAGAGGCGTCGATGGAAGGCCGACCGCGCTATCAGATCGGGCAGGAATCGACTTGGATGCCGACGGAAGCCCCGAGGTGGAGTCTGCGTGGGGATGTGAACTACGGGAACCGCCTGGTACGGTCGATAGACCAGCGCATTGGCGACAAGGTGGCGGCATGAAAACCGAATGGCCAAAGATCCAGAAGCAGGTGGAAATCCAGCGCGAACTTCCGAAACTTCAGCCGAATTTTCTGATGTTTGAATGTATTTACGGGCCGCATAAGGCCGACGTGATGCACAAGGGCACGAGCTATTGCCGGGAGCATTACGCGGAACGCGCGAGAATAGGCGAATTAATCAACTAAAGACCCAGCCGGGTCAGGAGGAACGATGAAAGACAACCAGACGTATCGAGAAGATGAAGGGAGCGCAAACGAGCGCTATCCGAATGGGCAAGTCAAAATGGCTACAGGCCATGATCTAGCTCCGACAGATGGGGCCAACGGGTTTGTGGGGTCAGAGACTGGCCCGGCTTTGGGCATGAAAGTGATTGAGGGAAAACGCGGGACTGTGGAAAGCCGTTCCTTGGATTCGATTGTCACGTCAAGCGGCGGTCCTCAGACAAGCGGAGCCGATACGGCAACGCCGGGCCTAGACAGAATGATGGGCCAAGACCCGACGGACGAGAAAGCGACATATAAGCGCATCCAGAATGACGAGGATCTTCCTCAGACGTTCCGCAGCTCTCGCGGGGCCGGTGATGCGGGGCCTGCGGGTTCCGATGAACCGGACAAAGAAGGGCTCTTTGACGGTGTTGGCGACGGAGGGGCCAAACTTGACGTCCAGCATATCGGCGTCGAGATGCCGCAGACGGGATTTACGGATGTGGAAGGCGGAGGCGCTCCGAAATTTAAGCATTCAGGGAGCTGATTATGGACTGGTTCACAAAAGACGAGGAAGAAAAACCAGAACCTGGACCGGTTCAGGAAGCAATTACCGAACCGTCTAAACCAAGAATGAAAGACGAAACGATATGCTGGGAAGAAGGCTGTTTTGAGCCGTTAGCGCCAGGCCAAAATCAAGTCTGTCAACGGCACATTAGGGCGGGCTGATGGCAATTCCGAACATCCCCGATGCGAACACGTTCCCGATGCAGGTGGCCAGACCTGGGGATTCCCAGCTGGCCGTCCAGCGCAAGGAAGAATTGGTGGGATATGCCAAGTCGTTCTACCGCGCCTCTTGGGATTGGCGAAGTTCGCGCTATCACGCTTCCTGGGATAAGTTCGATAGGAACTACCATTCGCTCTATGATCCTGTCCAACTAGCGCGTAAAGAACCGTGGCAGTCGCACATGTTCGTGGGCGTGGCGATGCAGAACGTCGAGATCATCTGCAATTCCATCTACAAGATCATGATGGCCCCTAGGCCGCCGGTTGAATGTGAAGCCGGTCCGGACGGCGATGCCTTGCAGGCGGAGTTGATTCAGGATGCCGAAGCCTATGAAATGCACAAGTCGAAGTTTGACTTAGCATTTTACGATGCCATGAAAGAAGCGTGTCGATACGGGTCTGGCTTCGTCAAGTTATGGTGGGACAGGCAGGAAGACACGCGCAGGCGCAAAGTCCCGATCACGCAAGACCCAGCCTCATTCGTGCAGAGCCTTCCGTCGGCGCAGTTACGCGGCCAAGCTCCCATGACATCCCCGCCATTTTCCGGGCAGTACGGCATGGCCCCGAAGAAAGTCCTGATTAAAAATTGCCTGAACGCGCAGTACGTCCATATCCGAAACATCTTCCCAGAACCTAATACGCTTGATTGGTCAAAGTATATCCACCGCGAAAAGAAGTCCTATGGCTGGATCATGAAGGGAATCAAGGACGGAAAGTTTTTTGACGTGAGCCAGGACTTATATGGCGTGACTGAGGGTGAACGCTTCGACGACGATTTACGGACATCTAAGGCAGACCGAAAGTTCATCGACTTAACGCGCATCTGGTCCCTCTACGAGAAGAAGCACACGATTTGGGAACTGGAGGCACCGCTTCCACGCAAGTGGATCGAGTTTGATATCCCCGATGGACCAGATGCTGAAGAACTAGTCCCTGCCAAAGCTCTCTTTGCCTCCGGCGCATGGCTCTTGTCGAGTCAAGAGAACGAGAACGTCGAGGGATATAACTCGATCTTGAAGATGGACTATATCAGGACGGGCGAGCCTTACGGCAAGGGCATCATCGAGATGATCCTGGATGAGCAGGATGAAATCAACGAACTCCGCAATCAGCGCGTCGATAACGTCAACCTCATCATGAACAAGATGATCGCCGTGTTTGAGAAGGCGATTGTCAGCCGCAAAGATCTTACATCCCAGCCTGGTGGGATCATCCGGCTCAAAGACCAAATTACCGACGATATCCGCAAGGTCATAACGCCTCTGGAGTTTCCCGATATCTCGGCATCGTCCTACAAAGAGACGATGGAAATTGAACGCCAGATCCAAGAACGGACTGGTGCCAATCGTGTAACGATGGGCTCAAGCGGCCTCGTTCGAGACACAAATCAAACTCTAGGCGGGATGGAACTCTTGAAGCAGATGTTCAATGAACGCTTGGCCGCTTACGGGATGATTATTGAATCGCAGTTCCTAGTCGAAGCCGCCGAGCGCATTTACTCGTTGATTTATGGAAATCTCCAGCCGGAAGATATGAAGGCTATCCTTGGAGATTCTCCCGTTCAAATTGGTGAACTTCCGGCCCCTCCTCCACCCCCTCCGCCGCCAGGGATGCCGCCGTTGCCGCAAGCGCCGCCGCAGCCGTTTATGGTCCCGCGTTATCTTGCGTTCACGTTTGTGCCTCCTGAAATGGTGGCGGAGTCCTACCGCTTTAAGCCCATGGGGATCTTCTCCATGGAAAATAAGATCGTGAAATCCGCGCAAGTGATGGATGCCATTAAGGTGGGTTCGGCGATCCCTGGAATGATGAACGTTGGGACAGCCCTTCAATACGTGCTTGAGAAGTTGCAGGGGATTCCCGAGGCGAAAGCCTGGTTTCCCCCCTTCCCGCAGATGCCTGGTATTCCTGGAGGGGCACCCATGATGCCGGGATTGCCGATGCTTCCGCCGGGGGGACCGCCCCCTGGCGGTGCGCCTCCGGGTGGTCCTCCTGGCCCAGGATCTATGGCCGGTCCTACACCGCCGAACACGATCCCCAATACCAGGATGCAAGGGCGTCCAACGCCAGGAATGAAAGGCGGACCGAACGGGAATCAGCCGTCTTTTCTTCCCCCTAACCCGATCCGCAGACAGCCGGTGACGACGTGAGGAATTGGTTGAAAAAGATCTTAGAGCCTTCCAAAGTCCAGTTCAAGGACGAGATATCACTTGATGAAGTGATGCAGGCGTTTGATTCTCCGGCAGTGCGCCGGATATGGATGGAATCGCTCATATCGAAGATCCAGGCGATGAACATGGAGCTAGACAACCTTCTTGCCAAAGAGGATCGCCAGCGGGTTTGGGAAACGCTCGCTATTGAACGACGAACGATTTTGCGATGTATCACGATGATTTTGGATGCGAAGAACACCATCGAGTCCGAACAAGAGGCTCAGGAACGCCAGAACCGCCTTTTTAAGATCTATGAAGGGGCGGCGGCTCCTCTGAATCTTGAGACACGACAGGCG